GATATCCGTTGTACAATGATCGCTGGGGTGAAATTGGCGTTCTAAAAGATGGCACAAAGACACCATACTTGGTCAGCGGTAAAGTATCCTTACAGAACTTTATATTTACCTTAGCTCATGAGTTAGGCCATGTGTTTGGCGCTAGACCGGCTTTTGATGTCCGTAATAAAGACGGCAAGCCGAATGATAACTGGGATAATATTGTACGGATCTCGGATGATCGGAATGATGCTAGCGGTAAAAAGCTCTTAAAAGGTGCAAAGCCTCAATATGCGTACACTTTGGATGGACAACTAGCCATTCTAATTGATGCTGCTTCAAAGAAACCGAAGCTCACCGAGGCTAAATCGTTAAACAGTGCAGCAGTCGCTCAAGCAAGACAACTCATTGAAGAGCTAAAACAACTCCAATCTAAACAAGGCGCTTTATCACCTTATGGTCTTGAAGACCCATCGTTTAGTATTAGAGAATCATACCAAGTGTTTCAAAATAGCCAAGCAGAACTGGCAGAAACCGGAGGATATGCGGCTTCAGTTATGATGCCAAAAGAGGCTAAGTCGTTCCAAAAGTTCGAGCGTACTTATATGAACGCACCTGAAGAGCTGATTGCTGATCTTATAGCTGCATACTTAACTAACCCGCAGCGCGTCAAACAAATAGCCCCAACAGCAGCTCAGTTCGCTAGAGATATGTTAAACCAGTCTGACAGTTCTGCAGTTGCTAAGTTCTACAGCGCACCAATCGGCGTTGTAGTAGCTGCCATTATTGCAAACATGTTGGTTGGCGAGCGCGAGGATGAAGACGAAAAGGCCGCCTTGTCGCTCGGTAGGGGTGCGCTCTCAGCATAAAGAAATGGCGGTTCCAGAAGGATTCGAACCCTCAGCCTACTGCTTAGAAGGCAGTTGCTCTATCCAGTTGAGCTATGGAACCGTGCGGCCTTAATACAGGAGGCTAATCATTGAGTAAACCGAGAAAAGAACGAGCCAAGGCTCCAAGTCGTTACGGTAATGGTACCCATCCACAACGAGCACCCAAAAATAACTACTTTGCAGAGCTTATGTCTACCCCAGAGGGTAGGGCGCTGCGTAAAGAGTGGTCATCAAAGCCTCGCAAGAACGCTGGGCGTCCACTAGGGGTGCCGGATGGACACCGGAAGCAAACTATTGAGCCCTTACGCGAGGAGCTACGAAAAGAAGCAGAAAAGGTTGTACAAGTCATGACGAAGAAGCTCGATGTCAAACCAGATGACTACGCTGAAGAGGCATTAGTCACTGCAGTAGAGATTATGAGATCCCCAGACGCGACACGCGACCGCCTAGCTGCTGCTCGCCTTGTCCTAGACTTTACTAAACAGAAGCCGGCTACAAAATCCGAGATGGCTATCAGCCAAGCTGAGAGTTTCCTCGAAGGCCTACTAATGGAAGAAGAGCACAATGGACAAGAAGCTGCAAAAGATCCGAAAGAGACTGCTCACTGAGTTTAGTTTCTACTCTAAATCCGCACTGAAGATCAGAACGAAAAGCGGCGAGGTTGCCCCTTTAGTTTTGAATGAAGCACAGAAGATCCTCGATGAAGCTGTCACCAGACAACTTGAGAGTGAAGGGAAAGTAAGGATCATCATCTTGAAGGCTCGCCAGCAAGGCTTGTCAACATATGTTGGTGGATACCTGTACTTCACTGTGAGCCAGCACAAGGCTCGTAAAGCGATGGTGATCACTCACCACGCTGACAGTACTCGGGCGCTCTTTGATATGACTAAACGATATCATGAGCATTGTCCTGAGATCTTGAAACCTCATACTAAATACAGCTCAAGAAGGGAATTGACGTTTGATGTTCTCGATAGCTCTTATGTCGTTGCGACTGCCGGTGGAGACGCCATTGGTCGCGGTGAAACTCTCGGCCTGCTACATGCCTCTGAACTCGCGTTCTGGCCTAAAAGCACTGCTGAGGAAAACTGGAATAGTTTGGTACAAGCTGTGCCGAATACTGCTGGAACGACTATCTTTATCGAGAGCACGGCGAATGGTGTAACCGGTACCTTTTATAATCTGTGGAAGGGGGCGGTTGCTGGCGAAAATGGTTATATTCCAGTGTTCATACCGTGGTTCACAGATGCGACATATCGGGAACCGGTTACTGAAAACTTTGAGCGCACACCAGATGAACAAGAGCTCTGCGAGAAATATACCCTCGATGATGAGCAGCTTATGTTCCGGCGGCGCAAGGTAGCACAAAACGGCTTAGACCTGTTCCGTCAGGAGTACCCATCAACCCCAGATGAGGCGTTTCTGACGACAGGTCGGCCTGTATTTAACCCAGATCAACTTATCGAGCTTATAGATGAGACAGCAGATGTCGAACAGCGTCTAGCTCTCGAAGATGGCGAATGGGTAGATCACCCGAGAGGTGAATTAACTGTATACCGTAAGCATGACGAAGGTGAGCGGTACGTAATCGGCGCAGATGTCGCCATGGGAGTTCGTAATGGTGACTATTCAGTTGCTCAAGTCCTTGATAGCAAAAAGCGCCAAGTTGCTATTTGGCGTGGTCAAATCCATCCTGACTATTACGCTGAAGTGCTTAACGCACTTGGCCACTACTATAATGAAGCTCATATCATCGTTGAAAACAACGGTCATGGAATACTTACAGTCACGCGGCTAGGTAAAGATCTCGCGTACCAAAACTTTTACACTGAGATCCAGCATGACAAAGTCACAGACCGTGAAACTGTCAAGCTCGGCTTCAGTACTACAGCCAAGACTAAACCCCTGATTATCGATCAACTCCGCGCTGCGATGCGCGAGGGTGAAATAGAGTTGAACGACAAAACAACAATTAGGGAAATGCTCACCTACATCGTCACTGGAAGCGGCAGCATGGAAGCTGAACCGTCTTGCTTTGATGACTGTGTAATGGCTTTAGCCTTGGCTAACTATGTCCATGAAGGATCATGGGAGCCTGTTGATGTTCCACCAGAACTTTATGTTGAAATGGTATAATTAAATGGCACAAAAGAAAGATTACAAACCATTAGGCGATGATGAAGTCATAAAGATTGTAGATGACAACATCGCTCGTTCAGTGGGTTATTATGACAGCCAGCTATCACGCGAGCGCGAGCTGTGCCTTAAATATTACCAAGCAGAGCTTCCTAAGCCGCAGCATGATGGCAACAGTAAATATGTCAGCATGGATGTGTATGACAGCGTACAGTCGATGCAGGCCGCTCTGCTTGAGAGCATGGCAGCAGGCCAACGCATCGTATCCTTCAGCCCTCAGTCACAAGAAGATGTCGTGATGGCTGATATTGCCTCGGAATACTGTAACTATGTAGCCTTCCGGCAAAATGATTTTTACTCAGTGGCTTCAAGTGTGATCCATGACGGCCTGATGGCAAGGGCAGGGATCTGTAAAGTCTATTGGGAAGACGCAGTGGAATATGAGCTCGAAGAGTTCAAGGACATTACCGAGGACGAGCTCGACATGCTGCTCGCTGCAGATGAAGAGATTGAGCTCGAGGATAGTGAAACCAACGCCATCGGGCTGGTCTCCGGTACCATTAGTAAGCCGGTCAATAAAAGCCAAGTCCGCATCGAAGCAATTCCACCTGAGAGTTTCATTATTGAGCCGCAAGCTCGATCTTTAGACACAGTGTCATTCTTAGCGCATAGAGAGCGTAAGACGATCACTGAGCTACGCGAGATGGGATACAGTGAAAAGCTGATCGATAAGATCGGTGATGATCATGACGATATAACCATGGAGACCGACCCAGAGGTCTTAGCGCGTCATGAGGAGATTGGCAGTGACCGAGGTTTCAATACAAAAGGTTACCAAGACCAAGTTCGTACTGTCATGGTCTATGAGTGTTACATCCAGCTAGACCCTGACGCATCCGGTAAGGCGCGGCTGCATAAGGTGTGTAAGGCTGGCAATGCGATCCTCGATATTTATGAGATCGATGACTTGCCATTCGTTGCCTTTGTGCCGCTGCCTATCCCTCATGCATTCTTTGGTTCCAACTTTGCACAGAAGGTCATAGCGACCCAGAATGCGCGCACTGTACTGACCCGCTCGATCCTCGATCACGCGGTAATCACAAACAACCCACGATACATGGTTGTTAAAGGCTCGCTCACATCGCCTCGTGAAATGGTCGATAACAGACTAGGGGGCATCGTGAATGTGACCCGCCCTGACGGCGTATCGCCGCTGCCGCAGGCCACCTTAAACCCATTTGTCTTTCAAACATTGAACCTACTGAGCGAGCAAAACGAAGACACAACAGGTGTAAGCCGTCTGAGCCGTGGCATCGAAAAGGACGCCATCAGCAAGCAAAATAGCGCTGCCATGGTTGAACAGCTCGCCACCATGTCTCAGCAGCGCCAGAAGATCATAGCTCGTAATTTTGCAAGCCAGTTCGTCAAGCCTCTATGGCACAAAGTGTACAAGCTCATTTTACAGAATGAGACAGAAGAAAAGATCGTACAACTTGCCGGCAACTATGTGCGCGTCAATCCGTCCACTTGGGATGACAAGCGTGATGTCGTTGTTGAGTTAAAACTCGGTTATGGCGAACAAGAGCGGGATGCACAAAAGTACCTCGCGCTGCACGGTATGATGTCTCAGGATCCTGTAATTGCACCGATGTATGGCGCAGACAAACGGTACCAGATGTTCAAGGTCATTATGGAAAAGAACGGCATCCTGAATGTCGATGATTTCCTGACGCCTCCAGATCAAATGCCGCCGCCGCAGCCTGACCCAATGCAACAGATGCAGCAGCAAATGGCCATGAAGCAGCTCGAGATCCAAGAGCGTCAGACCGCTGTAAGCGAGATGAAGACGCAAACGGACGCCGAGATCGCCCAGCTCAAACTGCAGCTCGAGCAAGCTAAAGCTCAAGCAGCTCACGCCCTTCAGTCCGACAGCATGGACTTGAAAGAAGCCCAACTTGCCCACAAGCAGAAGATCGATACAGCAGAGCTCGAGATCCTACGCACCACTGAGGACAAGCGCGGCATCGTATCGCCGACAGGCTAACACTAAAAAACCAAGGAGAGAATATGTCGTCCTTCAGCAATGCCAGCGAAGAAGACCAAGTCGCTATGGGTAATGATGCCGAGAAACTGCTTCTCGATGTCACCTTCAATAGCGTCATAAACAACTTAGTCGAAAGCGCCTTTCAAGCCTTCGTTGTCTCTAAACCAGACAACAAAGATGGGCGCGAGACTATCTACAACGCCTACAGAGCCGTCACGGAAATCGTAGCTACGCTACAGCAGCGCGTACAGGTGCGTGACCAGATCTTGGAAAAACAACGCGAAAACAGCGAAGAGGAATAGGTCTACTATGAGCGACCAACAAAACACACCTCAACAACAGGAACTACCACTCGATGCACTCGGGAATGTAGATCCAGTAGAAGCCATACTCCAGCGGTGGGAAGACCAACCTAGTGATAAAAAGGTTGCATCAGATGACCCAGAAGAGGCGACAGACAACGACACCGAAGAGACTACTGGTGACGATGATCTGACTGATGAAGACACTCAGTCTGATGAAGACGAAGAAGATACTGAAGCTGACCCTGACGATGAGGAAGAAGCCGAGGAACAAGACGAAGATGAGGACGAAGAGGCAGTTGATCTGTCTGATGACACTCTCATTGACATCATTGTAAACGGCGAAACTCAACAGGCATCGGTAAAAGATCTGAAGCGGCTTTGGGGACAAGAATCGTCTTTAACTCAAAAGTCTCAAGAAGTAGCGAGGCAACGCAAAGAAGCCACAGAGGTCACAGAAAAGTCCTCGGCAGTCTTGCAGCGCATGCTCGAGCGAGCACAAGAAAACTGGAAACCATACAGCGAAGTAGACATGCTGGTGGCATCTCGGCAATTGTCCGAGGAAGACTTTACGGCTCTACGCCGCGAAGCTAATGCCGCTAAGCAAAATCTCGATTTCCTCACTGAGGAAGCTGAGGGTTTCTATCGTGATCTGAAAACTCAACAACAGCGTACAATGCAGCAAGCCGCACAAGAGTGCGTCAAGACGCTGCAGCAAGAGTTACCTAACTGGTCTAACTCACTGTACAATGATATCCGAGCATACGCCGTTTCAAAGGGTCTACCACAGGAATCCGTGGATAGTTTCACGGATCCAAATGTCATCCTCATTTTGAATAAAGCTCGTCTTTATGATGAGGGAAGAAAGGTGGCGACCATTAAGAAGAAGACGCCAAAGGCTCGTGTTCTCAAATCAAAGAAATCACCACAGAGCGATCAAAGCAGAAAAGCTGACAAAGTGTCAAAACTTGCTGAACGCGCTCGGGTTACCGGTGACACCGATGATTTGGCTCAATTGATTATGTCTCGCTGGGAAACTTAAACCATCATTATTACTAGGAGTATAAAAAGATGGCCGTTTACAGCTCATATGATCAAATCGGGATCATGGAAGATGTCTCAAGTATCGTGACAACTATTTCGCCCTCCGACACGCCTTTCTCAGCTCTAATCAAATCGGAGAAAGTCCACAACCGTCTGTTTGAGTGGCAAGAAGATACCCTTCGCGCTGGTCAATCCAACGCTAAGGTGGAGGGTGCAGCTTTTGCAGCAGGCACTCAAACACCAACCGTAATGCGTTCAAATGTAACACAAATTCTGAACACTACATTTGAGGTCAGCGCTACGGCTGATGCTATAAAAACTCACGGTAGGGCAGCAGAAACCGCATATCAACTTTCGAAGGTTTTGAAGGAAATTAAGAAAGACCTAGAATTTGCATATGTCGGTACCAGCAACGCTGCAGTCAGTGGTTCTTCTAGCGTAGCTCGTGAGATGGCTTCAGCAACTGAGATGATCACAACTGATACTGTTGTTACAGGTGCTCTGACTGAAGCTGCACTTTTGGATCTAGCTGAAGATTGCTACAACAATGGATCAGATCCAAGCCTGTTCATGATCAAGCCAGCCGACAGTCTGGTCACTGCGGGCTTCGCAAGCAGTGCTGGTCGTAACCGCACTTTCAACGATGGCACAAAGTCTGTCGTGAATGCGGTCGATTTGTACATAAGCCCGTTCGGCGAGTATCGGATTATTCTGAACCGCCACCAGTTGAGCACTCACGCATTC